CTCCCTTTTATTATATTATGTGCTTTAAATTTATGAGGATTAAAGCATTACCTCATCCCAATAGTCGCAAGCAAGCTTGTAACCTGATACCTTGTAAGCAGAGTTCTTCTGCATGTATTCAAGGTTAGGAACAGTCAAGTTGGTTGTTGGCCATACGTGATAAAGAGTCCACTGCCAGAATGGCTGATGTGCTTTATCATGCATTGTAACCTTTACCCAAGGAGCAACATATTCTGCCTTAAGTCCCATACGTCCAGTAAGAGGGTCATAGATTAAGTCATTCCATTTACGGAGGACCTTAAGCTGAGTCAAGCTAGGAGTTCTGTCTGAACCAGTTGGATCTGGAGTTGTAAGGTTAATCTCAAACTCAAGCTCAACATCAATTGTTGTTCTTTCTGGACCAGAGTTTGCAAATCTACGTGAAGCAAATTTGTAGTGCTGCTCAGTACCTGCTGGAGGAACGATGTTAGTATCCAATCCACCAACCTTTGTTACACCTTCAAGAACGAGGTTAGTATCGTTCTCTACATTAGAACCCAATGCCTCATTGATTGCGTCAGGAAGCTGAAATTCTACGGTGAAGAGGTTAAGATAGATAGGCTCCCACATTGACATAGAAACTCTAGAAGTTCTAAAATGTGATAATCCTGACAATCCCACACTCGGTTTATCCTGTATTCCGTTCATATTGAATAAAATTTTGTTTTTCTTTTTATATTTAAGGTAACCTTAGCACTAAGGGGTCAGTTACCTATTTGGTTAAATTAAGCGGTTGTAGATCTGTTTACAGTCAAACGGGTAACGATCTTCTCCATATTCTGGGTAATCCATACTCCGATATCGATGATACAGAACTTGTTATCAATAACTTCCTTAGTGTTGTTGTTTTCATCAACCTCAATGTCAAATCTTACAAGAGCACCAGCATCCTTCATAGTCTGAAGAATAGGTGAAAGTCTTGTGATGATTTCAGCACGGGTCTGAGGGATATTGTAACCAAATACATAATCCTGAAGAACTGCGTAGCACTTAATCTCAATAGTATTAAGAAGCTCTCTTACGTGCAAGAAGTTGAAGTCAGAATCAATTCTCTGGTAAGAAGTTCTGTCACCGTAGATAGTGTAGTTGCTACCGTTCTTGACGATTATAGGATTGATTCCATTAGGCTCAAGGCTATCACGGTCAACCTGGTCGAACAAGTACTCAAGACCGACAATGTTAGAGTTGATAATATAACCGTTAGTGTTAGCAACAGTCTTGTAAGGGTCACCGCCCAAGAATTTATTCATGAAGGTGTTAGAAACATCTGCTGCAGGAGGTACAAGGATTGTGCTTGTTCCATCAGCATACTTGAGATAAGGAGTGAACAATCCAGCATGCTTTGCACCATTCTCTTCAGTGATTGTGGTGAATTCCTCATACTGCTGATTGTAAACCATATCCTGATTTCCACCGGTAGGAATGTATTTTACATTGAAAGATTTCTTAGCTTCCTTACCCTGTACGAAAGTATCGCAGTAAACAGGAGCATCTGATTTTGCGAAGTCGCTCATTGAAGGAATGCTAATCAAAGCGGTGCAGTGCTGCTTGTCACGAGCAAGTCTTGAAAGGTAAACCTTACCTCCGCACTCTTCACCCATACCGCCAGCCATTGTATCGACTACATATCTGAAGTCAAGCTGGTCATTGTTAAGCAAACCTCTCTTGATTGCAGGGTCTTCAAGCATTTCATAAATCTTTCTGACACCAGCTTCAATGTCAATATTGCCTTCCTTATCGTAACCAGGCATATGACGGTTGGTAAGCTTAAGTCCCTTCAAAGGAATGAATTGTAATGTGTCATAGATAGAAGTGATAGGCTTGAATACAGTAATCATACCAGCCTTAACATTTCTACCATCATCGGTAGGCTGCAAGTCATCTGCATCAGTTCCGTCTGCACCAAGAACCATGAAGTCCTGATATGCATCAGTTGATTCGTAATTGTCATCATCAGGAATTTCTGCTGCATTTCTTACTTGGTATACAGTGTGAGTAGCATCACCAAGTGCAACAACACCTGAAACAGTGAATACGAAACCAGGAACTTCTTCCATTATGATATTACCGCTAGCATCTCTTTCATAACGGCCACCAGTGATTTCACCGGTTGAAGCATCAGTTTCATGCTCGACCTTAGGATAGGTAACAGTACCACCTTGCTTTCTAACAATTCTTCCAAGGAATCCAGAAGTTGTTCTTACGAAGTCACCAACTGCAATTTCCTTACCATTTCCATCACCTGCTGACTCAAGGTTATCTGCAGTTACATAGAACTTTGAAAGTGAATCATCAAAGATTGCGCCTTCAACTGCAAATGCCATATCAGCGGTTTGGTCTGCTGAGAGTTTGTAAGACATAAACTCTACAGAAGTATCAGGAACAAAGCTATGACCAATCATATCAACCTTGAATGGAGCTGCTTCCTTGCTGTCAAAATACATATTGTTACCATCAGCATCAATGTAGTATCCGAACTCACCAGTTCCTGAATATTCACCAGTCTCATGACCTTCATTGTCAATCTCAGGAGCCATCAATTCACCGTATGCAAGAGCATCAAGTGCATTCTGGTTCATACCGAACATCAAACCAGTGATGTTAGAAGTCTTATTGATTACATAATCAATAGATTTGTTCTTATTTTGTTTGTCATAGAAATTAGGGATAATACATCCAGTCCAGTTACCAAGAACTGTTACAGAATCAAGATGTAAGAATCTTCCGAGTTTGTCTTTCTTGAGACCATCCTTAGTAAAATATGCACTCCAGACAGGGTCTGCTGCATAAGTCTCGAACTGGTCTGAGTTCCAGTTTCCTTTGATTGCAATAACTTGGATGAAGTAATCACGAACATAGTCATCAGGATTAATCCACTTGTAAGGAATTTGGTCATCACCACCGTACCACTCACGGAAAGTAACATTATATCCTGCAAGTTCTTCTGCCTTACGAACAATAAGAGAGATGTCATTTGTTCCACAGTTACCTACACCGAAAAGAGGTGAATGAAGTTCATCAGTATTCATTCCTGCTTCTTCTGTGGCAACATTTGCATAAAGAGAATTCATCATTGCATTCTCATCTGCTACCCAGAATTTGCTACGGTCAAACATATCTGCGAACAAACCTGTACCTGAAAGGTTAGGAGCTGACATGTCAAGTGACAATGCATTCAAACCAACAGTATCCAAATTCTTATGCTCCTTAGTAGACAACTGAGTGTCAATAGGAAGAAGGTTCATAAGATAAAGAGGAGCCTTAACTACCATGTTACGGACTGAACGATTGGTGAAGCAACCCTTTCTCTCAAGTTTACGATTAACCTTTCCAAGCAAATCATCACAATCTGCAGTACTTGAAATGTAGATAGGTCTGTTGTACGGGCCCTTGTCGCAGAAACCTACTGCCAATCTTGCAGTGAAGGTACTACTTGCCTGTATGATAGAATTATCTATTTCAAGAAAATAAACACCAGATGATTTATAATCTGAGAAGTTAATTTTTAATTCAGACATAGCGTTATGTTTAATTTTATTTTTTGCT